AAGTCAGCGAAAATAATTTGCCCCATGCCGTAGAAAAATAGTCCCGCAACGGCGGTGATTGCCAGCGGCACGATGTTGTCCCAGAAGTCTCTCATTTCCGCCCCCTGTTCCAAGCCAGCCGCGAGATCTTGTTGGCAAGATCGTCAAGCTCTGCGACACTGATGCCGGGGTTATCAAGCAGGGCAGTGAAGATCGCCCCTGTCAGCCGCTTTGATGGCAGGATCGACGCGCCCTGTATGATCGCCGCCACGGCTTCCGACTGCACGTCACGCTTGGGCATGGTCTTTGGTTCTTTTCTCCAGAACATCATGGCAGCACCTCCTGTTCGACGGGAAGGGAGGCGCACTCCATGCTGTAGTCGTAGTCCAGTGTGTCGCCCACAGCTACAATGGCCTTCTTGCAGGCGGCTGCGCTGATGTAGGGGATACCGTAGGTCGAGCCCTCGAGCGGCCCGCCGTGCATCGTGATCCAGAGTACGGTCATGTACGTCGTCATTGCTCTCTCCTTCTAGTGTTTGAATTCTTGTTTCTGTTTGACGAAGCCCTCTGCAAACTCCGTTGCCAGCCGGGCAAAGGCCTCGCGAGAACAGCCCTTGGCCCGGGCGTAGCTGTAGACAACCGTCAACAGGAACACGACGCCCTCTGGACCAGAGGGTGCATAGGCATCCACCATGGTCATGATCAGGGCGGCGAGGTGATCCTCGTCCAGATTGTCGGGCAGTGCTGAGAAGATAGCCTGAAACTCTTTGTCTGTTAGGTCGCTCAAAATGGACACTCCTTGCCTTGCTTGTACCAGTCGCTCGTCTCCGCTTTGGGATAAACCTTAGACTGGGGGGTGGTTGTAGGTTTTTCAGCATGCTTGGGACGCAGGCCCATCTGTTCCATGAACAGGCCAAAGTCGCCATAGACCTCGGGGGTCAGGGTGGGGTCAGACATAATCCACCTCTCTGGATTCAAAGATGACCGGGTCGCTTTTCGAAAACCACATAACTTCACCGTCGCCGTTAAATCTTCCGGTCCTGCTCGACACCTTTATCAGGGGTGTGTCGTAGTAGACGGAGTAGAAAGGGGCGAACAAGGGCAGGTTGCCAAAGGCGGCTCGGACCATCATTGCGGTGTCTCCTCTTTGATCTCGTCGTGCAGCCACTGGCCATCCTTCTCGCCGTAGTCATCCTGAAGCTTGTGCAAGAGCCAATCGCCACGCTCCTCGTCGTACTCTTCCATGTCGTCGTCGATCTCGCCCACCCCGCCGCAGTTTTCGCAGTCGTCTTCGTACTCCTCGATGAAGCCGACGTCGCGGGATGCAGAATGGCGGTGGACGCGCTCGAAGAGCTGGGTCCCCGAACCTTGGCACTCGGGGCAGGACTTGGTGTATTTGTGTTTGATCATGCTGCGTCTCCCATCTTTGGTGCGTGATATGATTTCTTGATGCCGAAGGCCGGGTGCCCAGACCAGAAGCCCTCGATCCACTGGTACCAGAGCCCGTCCTTGCGGAGCGTGGTGTTCTTCCATCCCTCCTCGGCCCTGCGCCAATGGCCACGGGTGTAGTGCAGGGGCATGCAGCGCACAGGCTCGTCGCGGGTGAGCTTGGCCTTGACCTCTTCACCAATGTTCCACGTGATCTTGTGCCATGCGTCGGCTGCGTAAGTCCCGCTGCGCTTAGCCGCGCGGCGCTCCTGCCTCGATCCGGCAGGTTCTTTCTTGGTGAACGAGGGCTGGTTCAGGATCGAGCACATGGCGGCGACGGTCAGGACATTGCTCAGGTTCAACTGTTGATCCTCCTCCGTCTGGCCCTCCTCCAGAAGCGTCCCGCCCTCAACCTCGACTTGGTACCCGCCAAACATTATCGTCGAGAAGTAGGGCGACACCGCGTAAACAAAGGTTCCGTCCTTCTCCTCCACGGCGAAGTACATGAAAGGGACTGGGTCCCGGTCAGGAAACTGAAGGGTGGTTCCCCGCTGCCAAAAAGCACAGGTCTTCGATGGCAGGCGACAGTCCTTGTCGATTGTGATGGTTTGTGTCTTCCGGTGCATGAAAAGCTGCTCGAACATGTCGTCCGTAGCCTTTCCAATACTGGCGTCGATCTCGTAGTAGTCGCAATCCTGAAGTCTGTCAGCAATTGCCCGCGCCATGTCGTACAGGTCTTTCCTGTCCCCGCTCATAGCCATGACCTTATCCTGCGCCTTCCGGCACATCTCCGCCATCTCGACGACGGAGCTCGGCTCTCGGACCTTGGTCATGGGCTCTCTCCTGTCGTTCCATTCAGATGATCCACGATCTCCTGAAACAGTCGCCTCAGTTCGTCGTATTCCTGCTGCGCGGCATGTCCCGCCTCGAGCGGAGGTGGCAGAGGAATTTGCAAAAGCATGCCCGTCTTGGGCGTGACCAGCACAACCTCGAAGTCGTTGAGGTGGCTCTTGGTTCTCGGCTCTCGGACCTTGGTCATTGCTTCTCCTCCGCATCCAGAAGCTCCTCGGCAAACGTCTCCGCCTCCGTGGCGTCCTCCAGCGCAACCTCCAGATCGATCCGCAGGTCCACGATGGTGTGCATGGCCTCATAGATCACGTCCGCCACGCCCTCGGCAGGCATCAGGCGCATCGTTCCGTCCGGCGTGTGGTGGCTGGATATCTCCGCCATGATCGCAATCCGCTCCAGCACCGCGACGATGTCGTCTCCGTTCTGGGTCATGCGTGAAACTCCCACACGCCAAAGTCGCCGCCGCTGATGACGGCAAAGGCGAACGTGTCAGGGTGGTCGTTCTCGAACCGCTCTCGCGCCTCGAACTCCGTCTTACAGGAATAGATTTCGTAGGCCATGTTCAGGTCCTCGTCTTGCCATATGAAGAGCCAGCGCATCACACCACCTCCCTCCTCACGACGGGACGTGAGCCATGCTTCAATGTCACTTTCGCGCCAACCAATGATGCGTTCACTGACTACAACGCGGGGCGGCATGCGCCCATCGCGGTGCAGATTTCGCACTGTTCTTTCGCTGCAACCGAGAAGCTCGGCCACCTTGTCGAGGTGAAGCAAAGGGCTAATTGAGCTTTTTGCGCTTGGGTTAGATGTGTTCGTCATCACACCACCTCCCCGCACACCCGAATCAGATGCTTCAAACGCTGCACCAGCTCCGCGCGCTGCAAATAGAATTGCATCTGGCCAACGTCCCCGTAGTCAGGGACCTCGCCAAACTTCGTGGTGGTGATGTCGTTCTCGGCGCACTCCAGTGCCACCTTGGCTTGATCTAATGTCAGCACGATCATCGGCTCTTGGACCTTGGTCATTGGTTCTCTCCTTCTTTGTTGTTCATTTGAGTGTGTATTGCAGTGCACATTTCAACGCTTAGGCCAGTCGTCGTCCGTCCAGTGCGGATCCGAAGCCTCTTCGACCCTTGACAAAGCCCAGCAGTACACGCGGTCATCCACCAACAGAGTGGTGTCCACAAAAGCTCGGGCCTCGGACCTCGTGTCATACAACACAAAGCGGTCCAAGACGCCCTCCTCTGGGTGGGTGTAGGTCCATGCAACAATGTACATTGAGCTGTCTCCTTGTGAAAAGCCCGTAGGCTGGTGGTGGTTGTACGTTATCAACAAGAGGGAGGGGGTGTCAAGCGGTATGTTGTGACACCTGTTGACATAGAGTTGTTGTGACACTACGTTGTGGGTGTGACATCAAGGAGGACCAGAATGATCACTCTCGAAAAGAATGTGCCCATGCCAAAAAGCGATGGGCTTCCCCGCCAACTCTACTCGTTCTTCGATGAGATGGAGGTGGGAGATAGCTTCGTGTTTGAGGGGACCGCAAAAGAATTGAAGGCGTTTCGAAACGCTCTCCGTACCCGCAACTGGAGGAACAAAGGAGAACGACGGTTCGAATGGCGATGGGTCGGGGGCGACGTGATGCGGGTCTGGAGGACCGCATAAAGATACTTGGTACTTGAACCTCGGACCTTGGACCTGTATAAAATAGGGGCTCAACAGCACCTGCCTTCAACTGATTCGTGCCACGACAAAGAGTTCGTGTCAGCCCCGTGACAACCCATTGTCACGGGCTTTTTCTTTTGTTTGCAGTGGGTTAGGTCCCAGAAACCTGAGTTTCCCTATAGGGGTTCTCCAGATGAGTTTGGATTTTTTGCGTTGGAATTTCAAAAATGGCGGTACGGTTGTCACGGATACGAAAAAGTGCTGTTTCTGTCAACAAGATCAATACCTTAACTCGTGACAAACCTCGTGCCACACACGTAAAGGATTGTCACGAGTTGAACGGATCATCTTTTAGTTGTGTGTACGAGTTGAGTTGTCTGGCCGCCCGCGCGCGACTTTTTGATTTTCTCTGGAGGTAATTCACCTGGAGAACCCCTATAGGGAAACTCGCTTGAAGGGTGGGCCTCGCCTGTTGTATGTTTCGAACAACAACATCTTGGAGGACAGGATGCCGTACAACAAGAACAAGCCAGACTACTGGGACAAGACCGAGGAGAACTGGGTGGAGAACGAAGAGTATCCGGACGGTGTGTACCTCAGGGCCAACGGGAGACCCGACCCCCGCAAGGGTCGTCTGTCCAATCGGCAAGAGACTTTCGCAAACCTGATCGCCGAGGGAATCTATTCTGGTGCCGAGTGTGCCCGGCGCGCGGGCTTCTCTCAGGTTGTCGCTGCGGAGTATTCCAAGAAGCTTCTTAATGGCCGAGACTTCCCGCATGTGGTCGAGCGTATCCAAGAGCTGCGCGAGGAGCGGCAGCGCCGCTATGGTGTGACCGCCATCGGACAGTTGGAGCGGCTTGCCAAGCTCTCTTCGGGTGCGGAGAAAGCGGGTCAATTCTCCGCAGCAATCAACGCCGAGAAGATCAGGTCCGCGCTGGGCGGGCTGACGATTGACCGCCGCGAGAACATCAACACGATGGACCAGCTCTCGCGTGACGAGATCACCGCGCGCCTCATGGCGTTGCAGC